CACTTATATGACAGAAATATTTGCAGGATTTTCAAAGAATCCAAACGAAAGAGCAAGCCAGCCAGTATTTTACATAGACAGAACTGATGCTGAGGTAATGGGCAAAGCTTTGGCAGGATTTACATTATTAAGCATGAAAGCTGCGGTAATGCGAATGTACCCACAAGAATTACAGGTACCCGAAAGCTTAAGACCAGAAAGGAAAATAGCAGAGAAGCGGGTCCGCGACTCTATGTTTTTTAAATAAATGGAGAGGTCGCATAGAGGCCTAGTGCCGAGTCAGCAAGGAACTTGTTCCAAGTAATGACTTGCTCAGCGATGTCTGGGGCGTAAGTTCAAATCTTATCCCTCTCCGCAAAATATAAAAAAAGGAGGTGAAAATTATGACAAATGATAATACAGGAAACATGAATACAGGAAACTGGAATACTGGACACAGGAATACAGGGGACTGGAATACAGGAGACTGGAATACAGGAGACATGAATACAGGACAAAGGAATACAGGAGACATGAATACAGGACAAAGGAATACAGGAGACATGAATACAGGATACTGGAATACAGGATACTGGAATACAGGAAACAGGAATACAGGGGACTGGAATACAGGAAGCTGGAATACAGGGGACCAGAATACAGGATACATGAATACTGACTCCCCGACCGTACGAATGTTTAATAAGGATACAGGCTTAAAGTTTGAGGAAATATCCTTTCCTGAGTACTGGTTCTTTGACTTGACAGAATGGGTGGCGGGAGAAGACATGACTGATCAGGAGAAAGAAGACCGTGAATCAGAGTATAAAACCAATAAGGGATATCTTAAGGTTTACGACTATAAAAAAGCTTTTAAAGCATCGTGGGACAAGGCTACACCTGAAGACAGAGCGAAGACTTTTAAATTGCCTAACTTCGATAAGCAGATCTTTGAAGAGATATCAGGAATTAATGTTGATGAAGAGAGAAAAGTTGAAACAATCAAAATAGGTGATGTTTCTTTCAACAAAGAGGAAGTTGAGGAAAGACTAAAAGGCTTAAAACCTGTTTAGTGATAAAAAAAGAAATAATAAAGGACTAACTATGAAAAGAAAAGAATTTGCAGTAGCAGAGGGAGCGAGGGGGCTAATCGTTAAATTACAAATGATTCGTTTAAGTATTCAGGTATTCAACAAATCAGAACAAGAACGTGATGAGGAAGAAAAAAGGGGATTAGTAAGGCGTGATGGCGGTAGAACAATGTCTGCATTTTCTCTCATTAAGCAGATCGATACAGAAATAAAGAATCTAACCCAAAAGGACTAACTATGGCAGACTTAATTGAAAACATAATGACTGAACTCAAGCAAAGACGTGATTGGAACAATCCTGAAGAAGTAGAGATCTGGTTTGAGGAGAAGTTGAGAGAGGTAAAAGCAAGAGCAGTAGCAGAGGAGAGGGAGAGAGTGGTGGGGGAGATAGGTAAAAAGCTAGAAAAAATAAATGATTATCCTTTACATAATGAGTTTGTTAAAGGTGAAACAGAAGCATACAAAAATGTCCTCGCCTCACTAGACAAACCATTAACAGAGAAAGAAAGTGAATAATATGAAAAAAGAACCATCACTATGGAGAAGGTTAGGTTGTCAGGCTGGGTATCATCGTTACGAGTTAATAAAAGAATTTAGGAACGAACTTATGTATGAGTGTGAAGACTGTAAAGGTCTCTATCTGATTACCAGAGAGAACTTGAAGAAGATCGAAGAATTAAGCCTTTACGAGGAGTACATAAAATCACTTCAGGAGGAGAAATAATATGAAAAAGAAAACAGAGAGAAAGAAATTAACAGAAAAACTAGATAAGTTAATCAGTCTCAGGATTCGAGAGATAGAGCCTGAATGTGTGACTTGTGGTTCAACAACCAAATTAGGAGCCGGACATATCTTTAGCAAAAGAGGTTTGAATACCAGATGGGATCTAACCGAAGCTGGTAATGTTCACACCCAATGTTGGGGCTGTAACTACCGACACATTAGAGATCAGTACCCATATTTCACCTGGTACATTGAGAAGTTCGGGCTGGATCAGTTCAATTCTCTAAGAAGATTGTTTAAGACAGTTATCAAACTGAAAGATGCTGAACTGAAAGAACTAACGGTCGGCAGTTCCACGAAGACTGGAATAAAGAATTGGATCAAAAAAGCTTATCCGCCCATTCGCGGAAGTTAAAAAAGTTATTCAACTTGCGGATTGGATTGAGTTGGTTGGCAAAATTGATTGCATCGACGCGCCTATTATTTACGAATTTAAGACTGGGAAACAATCAAGCGAGGCTTACGCCAGTTCAAAGCAAACGGGGGTTTATGCGGTTTTAGCTACGAGAAGTAACATTTATGTTGACCGGGCGGAAATCTACCATTACGACCAGTACATCAATAAATTCGACATGTCCGCGGTTTGGTTGACAGATAACGTTTTAGAGGACGCCGAAAATTGGATTCTGACGTTAGGCGCTGAAATTCACGAGTATTTCGAGCAAAACAAGCTTTATGATCGGTTTGGTGGTAATCTTTTGAAGAAATGACCAGAAAAGAGGCTATTCTATTTGCGATCCTTACTTTTGCAATATTTTGGGCGACCGGATTTGTTGGGGGATATTGACACTTAAGGCGTTTTAAACTTAATATTAATAAACAAATACCAAACCAAAACATGGATCAAGATACTCAATATCAAGACGAAGTTCTTAAATGCCAAGATTGTGGCAATGACTTTACCTATACAGCGAAAGAACAATCATTTTTCCATGAAATGGTTGCCAAAAAGAAGTTTGACAAGTACTCTAAACCCCGCCGGTGCATAAAATGCCGGAGGTTGCGCAAAAGCGCCAGTTATGGCGACCCTATTAAATGAACTTACTTAATCTTATCAAGCTGTTGAGTAGGAAGGAGGTGAATATATAATGAACGATACAAATAACAATGATGCTTTCTCGATAGATCCAAGCCACGCAACCCCCGGGGTTGACGCTAACAACCCGACTGTCCGGAAAGTAAGACTTGATGCCAATGTAGTTGGGACAGATCCGGCCGAGGGCTTAAAAACCCCCAGTGCTGATTTGCCTGAAAATCGAAACGCTGAAAATCGTAATTCTGTTTTAGACGACGAAGAGCTAGGCGATGGCTCAACCCTTTTTAAAGCCGAAGCCCCGGATCAGAACGCAAATACTAATGGGACAGTGGCCGCCTCAGATGACGCAAGCAATGCCCCAATGAATGAAGTTAATCCGGACGGCACTAACGCACCTCAAGAAGTTGAGATTGACGAACCGGTTAATAATGAAGCGGCCGAAGTGGCACAAGATCCATCGAACGTGATTGGTCAAAACCAAATCGAAGCCGAGAATGCCAACGCCCAAGCTATGGACGACCAAGCTAAAGCCGAGGAAAACGAAAATGACCTTAACAATGACAATCCGCAAAGCAATAAAGCCGCGGAAAGCGACTTAAATCAGTCGAACTAAATAAAGACGCGTTCCGGGGGACAAATGCAGCCCCCGGAATATTGACAAACTCAACTAAAAAGCGTAATCATTAATTACAAGCGAATAATCGGGCAGGTTATTCATTTGTCAGTTCCTGTTTTCAAAAAAGGCTTAGTGTGCTCACTGGGCTTTTTTTGTACCTTTTTGGGTAACTTAATTACTCCCGTGAAAAGGATCGTGAAAACTCAACAAAAAGCGACATGGCACTCCCCTCCCCTGCCTAAAAAAGGCGTTTTCGAGGAATTTGGTGCGTAAATATTTTTTTCTATAAAAAACCCATAGTGGGGGAGTGGGTGCTTTTATACAAAAATCACTATAGAATTGTTAAATTTTGCCTATTGTTTTTGTTTTATATTTGTTTTATATTTGTTTTATGTCGACAGATATAGGGAAACCCACGACAAAGAATCCACACGGGCACTTACTTGTTACTGATTGGTCAAAGCTTGCTTATATTCAAGGTTGCTTATCCGGCATCGCTTTGGGGCTTGAGGCTTCCAATGGCAACATGGCAATAGTTAAGTCGTTAAGGGAAATTGAAGAAGAGATAGAAGGAATCCTCAAAAACAACGAGCCAGTATTTAATAAGCCAAATCATGGATAAACACCCCAAAGCAACGACAGCCGATTTATTAGCAAATAAAAAACCATTGCCAACTGCGCTATTAACGGTCATTCAAACGGCCGACGGTAAAATAGAGATTACGATGTACCCGGAAGACAAAAGGTATGTCAAAGCGATGGTAGTTAATGCTTTCGCGGACAAAGGGTTTAAGGAAGTTATTTTCGAGGCGGTAGTTGTGGAAACTCAAACCATAATGGAGCAAATGGGCATTGAGCCGGAAGGCCAAGAGCTAACGCCCCCACCTGATTTATTCTATCCAAAAAGACACTAATGTTTAAAAAAAATCTACTAATACTAGCCATTGCAATCTGTTTCGGGGTTTTACTACCAGGACTTCTTATTGTTACCGGATTCGGTCAAAACTCCTGCGCCGATTACAGCCCGATTGATTTTCCAGTTCGTTGTAATAAATATTACGGTATTACAGAGTAAAAGCCATTAAGGCTATAATAGAAATATGCGTAGATTAAAGATTAAAATATTCACTGGGAACGATCCGGCGAAAATCGAAAAGGACATTAACGAATTCATGGATCAAAAAGGATTAGTAACCGAAGATTTTCTTGATTTAAAAGTGTCGGCTTCCGGTGTCTCAAAAAAGGATAAAGATGGGGATACTTCAATAACAATGGTACTTCTTTACAGGAAGGAAAACGAAAATGGACAATAACGGCAGACCACCAACGACGGAAGCGACGTTTGAAACTTGGCTTAGGGACTTAGAGCCGTTCTTAAAAGCGGGTAATACAATCGGATACGCTGTAGAGAAAGCCGACTTGTATCAACACAAAGACACCATTTATGTAAAGTACAAGCGAGGCGATTGGTTTTCCGAAAAAATAAATAATTGGCGAAAATTACCGGGTGAATTAGTGAATGAGTTCTTTTATAAGGAGATTATGCGGATAATTGCCAAGCAAAAACTAGATTTAACGCTTACAAGGGAAGAGATTGATACCATGAAGCACTTCAGCGAGAAACACCGAAGCGCTCAACCATTTTTTGTTAATCGATTTGAAACGGCACAAGTTGACCCCGAATCCGTCGGTGTTATGCTTGATAACTTAGATAAGCCTAGAACAAACTATGAAAAACTTGGATCCACGATTGCAGGACAAGGCGTGGCGGTTAACACACCTGTACAAAATAAGGACTAAAAGCGGGGACATCGTTACTTTTGTTCCTAATTTAATTCAACTTCGACATATTCAAGAGCGGGGCGGTCAACGCTATAGCGCTATTCTAAAAGCCCGACAATTCGGAATGACGACCTTGTACGCGATTGATCTACTCGACGAATCACTTTGGGTGTCTGGTAACGTTTCTGCCATTGTGGCGCATGAAGCCAAAAAACTGCCGGAATACTTCCAAATTGTTGAACGCGCTTTCGAGAACCTACCCGCCCAACTTCAGCCAAAAACGAAAACTAATACAAAATACAGATACGACTTTACGACCCGATTTGACGGGGCAGCGCTTGATTCGTCAATCTTTGTAACCATTGATGTTAGGGGTGGCACGGTTCACAACTTACATATTACCGAGTCGGCTTGGATTAAGGACAGGCAAGCATTAAATGCAGCAACAAAACAAGCGGTGCCCCTAACCGGCCGGATCAGTGAAGAAACCACCGGCCATGGTTTTAATCATTTTTATGACTTTTATCAATTATTCGATGCAATCCCAAAGGACAGAATTGGTGAGATGGATTATAAAACCTATTTTTACGCTTGGTGGGAAAATCCGGAATATACGTTACCAGGCACTTTACCCATTCCAACACCAGATGACAAATTGCTTTATGGTGACGAATCAAGGGATAAGGCACTTTATAAATTAAGTGATGGGCAGTTATTGTGGCGACGTTGGAAAATCCGGGAATTATCCGCGGATTCAAGCAAATCACACTTAGGGCTATCCGGATTGCAATTGTTTTTTCAAGAATACCCGGCAACCAAATTGCAAGCTTTTCAATCTGGTGCCGGCAATATCTTTGATGCCGAGTTAGTGGATTCTATTAAGCCTAGAAACCCAATACCCAATCAGTGGGTTAAGGAAAACCGACCGGAAATTTACGAAGAGTTCATCTCTTTAAACAAGCTCGGTTTTGTCTTCTGGAAACTACCAAGCCCCGGGAAGAAATACGTTGTTGGTGTTGATCCTTCAGATGGCAATGGCGCAGACTCAACCGATATCGATATTTGGGATAAAGACGGCATCGAACAGGTGGCGCAATATTACGGGAAAATTAGACCTGATGAGGGGGCGGAAATTGCCGCAAGGGTTTGTAACTTCTTTAATGGGGCGTATATCGGCGTTGAAAACAATATGCTTAGTTTTATACTTGAATTATCTAAGATTTATGATCATTACTACTTTACAACCACAATAGACGAACGCACCACTAGGCGGACTAAGAAGTTAGGGTGGCGGACTGATTCAAAAAGCCGGGACGTTATGATAGATGATTTTATAAAGCTTTTTGAAGAATCCCACTCGAAAATCAACAGTCGGATAACGTTAGGTGAAATGAAGACTTTCGTTAAAAAGGAAAACGGAAAGAGGGAGCACGCCGACGGAAAATTTGATGATGCCTTGTTTGGGGGATTCGTAGCCATTCAAATGATTAAAATGTATAGAGACCGACCAAGAATCTTCGCAGTTAAGCCGACAGGCTTTTGATTGTATTGTTACAATGGATAGGATAATATTTTATTAAGTATGGCAGATGATAATTATCCTCAACCACCCGGCGGAATGCCCGCGACAGACGGAAACGTTAAGCAAACCCAAGGTAACGCACCAACGGTTGCTAGCCCAACCCTTTACCCTGTTTTCCCCACACTTGCCCAAAGGCTTAAATTATCCGATTACGAATATTTCGAGAGGTTGTTTATAGGGCAACACTTTGAAGCGTTTAACGTCCGGGTCAATGATAGCGATTTTAATGCGGCTTATGCAAAGCTAAGGTATGTCAAGGTAAACTTCCCGGGGTTTATTTCTAAGGTTGTAGCAGATTTATTATTTACCGAACCCCCCAAGTTCAAAGCGGGCCAAGACGGCGACCAAGACTTTATTGATGGGCTTATTGAGGATAACAATTTACATATTCAAAATTATGAATCCGCACTTTCAAACTCCTATTTCGGTGATGCGGTTTATAAGCTTAGGATTGGCAAGCGGAACCCCGGTGACAAATTCGCCACCATAATCATTGAAGACATTACCCCAACCATTTACTTCCCAAAGATTAATCAATGGAATGTTCGGGCAAAACCGGAATACGAAGAGTTAGCATGGACTTTTTACATCGACAAGAAGAAGTATTTAAGAAAGGAAATCCACTACCCCGGCAAAATTATTAATGAGGTTTGGGAGATGGACCATGAAAGAATCATAACGAAAGCCCCGCTTTCGATACTAGGTGACGAATCTATCCCGGAAATGCAAAACACCGGTGTCACTCGCTCACTTCTCTTTCATATCCCTAATTGGAAAACCGGCAACCGCTATTTGGGTATATCTGACTACCAAGACATTGACACCTTATTTTTTGCTTTAAACAACCGAATGACTAAAATTGATAACATTTTAGATAAGCATTCCGACCCTATACTTGCTTTGCCAGAGGGCATACTTGACGAAAACGGCAAAGTAAGAAAGAGTGCGTTAGGGGTCATTGAGGTCAAAGACGGCGAAAACAATAAGCCTGAGTACATCGTTTGGGACGCTTCCCTTGAAAACGCCTATAAAGAGATCGAAAAAACGGTTGAGTTTTTAATGATGATTGGGGAGATATCCCCGGACGTTGTGGGTATGGGGCAGGGTCAATCCGACTCAGGCCGGGCTTTAAAAATGAAGATCATGCGCACGCTTGCCAAAGCCGCCCGCAAAAAGACTTATTACGATATGCGGTTAAAAGATCTTATTTATGTCGCCCAACAACTGGCCAAGGCTTGGAACGTTGGCGTTACCGACAAGAACATCAAACTTAAAGGCGAACCAACCCGCCCCCAAATCAAATGGTTTGACGGATTGCCGATTGACGAAAGCGAGCAAGTAGACACTGAAGTAAAGAGGATTGACGGCGGACTTTCAACGATTAAGGATTCCTTAATTAGGATTGATGGGCTTGACGAAGATGAGGCGGAAGAAAAAGCAAAAGAGATTCAAGAAGAATCAAAAATAAACGTGGTTACACAAGGGATCGGGAAGGGGTTATTTGATAAAGAAGGGGAACCGGTTGGGCCGCCTGATATAACTCCTAACGCAAAACCTAATCCTCAATTGCCGCCAAAAGTTGTAAAATAATTGTGCTATGTCACATTTCCCCCTTGAAGTTCGAGTAAATGAAACCCAAATTGCCAGACTTACCACCGTGTATAAAAATGCCTATAAACAAATCGTTGCCGAAATTGAGAGCGCGACCGATTGGGGGGTAGCAAATCGCCGGGCAATACTCGCACAGATTGAGGGCATCTTAACCGAGTTAGGTGCTGACGTTGGAAGGTTTATCGAACAAGAAATACCGGACTATTATCAATCCGGTGTTGATGATGCTGCTTATCAATTAAAATCAGTTGGGGCAAATGTTGAATTAGCGGCCGGATTAAATAAAGTCAATCATTTAGCCATTGATGCTTTAGTGTCCGAAACCGCCGAAGCTTTTGGCGAATCCTTAACCGGTGTTAACCGGAGTGCGAGACTATTAATGTCACGGGCGACAAAAGAAAAAATCACCCAACAACTAGCAACCGGCACAATCCAAGGCTCAACTAATAAAGCAATTGGCAAAGCTATCAAATCAACCCTAAGAGAACAAGGGCTTGACGCGTTGGTTGATAAGGGTGGTCACTCATGGACTTTAGATAGGTATTCCGAAATGCTTATTCGCACCAAAGCGGTCGAGGCAAGAAACCGTGGGCTTGAAGACCGCATGTTGCAAAACGGTTATGATTTGGTTCAAGTGTCCCGGCATAACTCAAGCCACGAAGAATGTGCCGTTTGGGAAGGACAAATAGTGTCTTTAACAGGAAATACCCCGGGGTATAAAACACTCGACGACGCCAAAAGCGCCGGTTTATTGCACCCAAATTGCAAACATGCCATTAACGTTATAAATCTCGAACTTGCGACAAAAACCCGGGCTTATGATTTTAGAATTAAAGGGTATGGCGCACCCGGTGCGTCGATTAAAAGCCAATAGTTGACAAATATTAATAAGCAGTTAATAATTGACTCTAGCAATACCGTCGACGTTCGACGCAAAAAACGAAGTATGCCCGAGCCAATACCAGCACCACAACTAAATATACCACCCGCACCGGGCAACGACCCGAAACCACCGGCACCCGCGGATCAACAGGCACCAAATCCCCCCTCAGGTGATATGATCCCAAAGCACCGCTTTGATGAAATAAACACCAAATTGAAGGAAATGGAAACTTGGAAGGCAACGCAAGAAGCCGAAAAGCAAACCAAAATTGACGAGGATTTAAAGGAAAAAGGCGAATGGGAAACCTTAGCTAATAATCATAAGTCCGAAGCCGAGAAAGCGAAATCCGAATTGCAAACCGAGAGGGTAAACAATAAGGTCGCAATGGAAGCCGCCAAACTAGGCATTAAAGATTTGGACGCCGCGACAAAACTAATCGACCGCTCGAAAATATTAGTCGATAAAGACGGAAATATAACCGGACTTATCGAAGCGGTTCAACAGTTAGCGAGTGACAAGCCGTACTTAAGAGACGGTGTACCACAACCTAATATCGGTTCGGGGTCAAACCCGCCAGCCGGTGGCGACAATAGGACGCCTAGATTTAAACATAGCCAGTTACAAGACGCACAATTTTACACCGATCACAAAAAAGAGATCGACGAAGCGTTAAAACTTGGCCTTGTCGAAGATGATCTAGCCCACTAATCCCCACCTTACGGCGAACTTAACCCCACTTTACTTTGTTTATTAATGCCACTTTGAGAGGGGGTGAAATTACAAATGCCTGAAAATGTTTTAAACAACACAACAAACGCGGTCTTTATTCCTACCATTATTGCTCAAAAAGCACTTGGTCGTTTTCCTCAGTTTTTAAACTTAGCGAGAACAATATCAAGAGATAGTGATTGGACAACTGCAACCGTAGGTACCGTTGTTAGAGTTCCAGTTCGTGGCGCAGTCATTGCAAATGACAAAACCGCAGGGAACAGCTTTACAAAGCAAAACCCCACTGCAACAGATGTGTCAGTTACTTTGAACAAACATAAGGAAGTCACTATAACTTTAGATGACGTCACTAAAGTTGTTCAGAACCAAGACACCCAAGATGGTTACGCCGAAGACGGCGCAATTGCGCTTGCGGAAGCGGTCGAGGATACGATAGCTGCTTTGCATTCCGGGATTACTAACGTTTTAACTTTTGACGCAACTTCTGCAACAACAATTGACGCATCAATGTTGAGGATTAGACGGTTTTTTACCGTTCAGAAAGTGCCAAGAGGAGAACAAAGGTACTTCTATGTTGATTCAACTGTTTTTAATAAATTACTCGAAACCGATAAATACTCACGTTACGACGCGAGGGGTGACGGTTCTTCTATTAAAGACGGGCAAGTAATCCGAACCTATGGTTTAGAGATTAATGAGTCACAAGCAGTTCAAACAACCGGTTCACCAGTTGCGTACCATAACTTAGCTTATACCAAGAATTCGATGGTATTAGCTTCCCGCCCACTTCCAAAACCTCAAGGTTTCGGAGGAAATGCGGTAGTTATCAACAGCGATTTGGTAAATTTGTCGTTAAGAACGCTATTTTGGTACAACGCCGAAATAGGCGCGCACCAATTAACACTAGATCTTCTTTATGGGGTAGCCATAATCGATCAAAGGAGAATCGTAGAGGTCGAAAGCTTCTAATATTTTTCTAGCCATTAAGCCCGGGGTTCAAACTTCGGGCTTTTTGGTGCTTAGTTGTCACCGTTAAGCAATTGTTGTATATTCGTTAGATGCCCTGTTTCATTAACCCGGGTGGCCGGATTGTTCAAGTTGACGATCCACAAAAAGCCTCCGAACTCGACGCTAACCCCCAATTTAAAAGAATATCGGAAGCCGAAGAAAAGAATTACAAAATTGAACGCCTTGCAGAAGCCGGGGAGCGGGAAGCGCTAAGTTTGACTGATTCTTCTAAGGGGATTTATCTGGCAACTGTTAGCCAGGGTGGAAAAGACGGTTACGGTATCGCTTCTGATCGGCTTATATCGGAGCTTCGGGGGTTAGGAATGCCGGTTTCAATTCACAATGAGGGGCAACGGTTGGGTGTCTTATTTCACAACCCGTATTCGATTTTGCGCATGGAAACCCCACTCCGGGTTATTTTTACAATGTTTGAATCAACTAAAATACCCGACGATTGGAAAGATTATTTAGAGGCCGCCGATTTGATCATTGTCCCCTCTCACTGGTGCCAATCGGTATTTCAAAAAGCCGGCTTTAAGACTACCGTTGTGCCCTTAGGGTATGACGACAAGGTTTTTAAATTCATTCCAAGGGAAAACAAGCGCCAAGCCCGCAAAGACTTCGTTTTTTTGCATTACAACGCATTCAATATTCGCAAAGGATTTCCCGAAGTATGGACGGCTTTCAATAAGGAGTTCCGAAAAGATGAGCCGGTTAAATTAGTCTTAAAAACCACCTTACGTGGGGCAATCCCCTTGCCTATCACCAAACATATGTACCCCAACGTTGAGATTATTAACGAATCAATCCCGGATCAAAAGTTAGCCGAACTTTGCGGGCAAGCCGATTGTTTTGTTTATCCGTCAAGAGGTGAAGGTTTCGGAATGACGCCACTTGAAGCAATGGCAACCGGATTGCCCGCAATTGTGCCGAACGCCCACGGTATAAGCGAATATTTCAATGGTGAATATATGTATGAAGTTTCGGTGCGGGGTGACGACGGTAAAATCCAATATTGCCCGGCGCTTTATTCCAAATATAAGAACCAAGACGTGGGAAAAATGTATGTCTCTAATATTTCCGATCTTAGAAAAAAAATGCGTTATATTTACGAACATCAAGACGAAGCCCTCCAAATGGGTAAAAGAGCATCTGAATATGTTAAGCGCTACACTTTTGCAAAAACTGCTTTAGCCTTAAAAAAGGTCTTTGAAGACTTAATGGCAAGCCCCTCAAGCCAAAAGCCTCTCCACAATGTATTAAGAATGGAATCTGTTTAAGGTATTATTATGCAGGGGTGATATTTTACAAATGAAAAACGAAGAAAACGTGGTTGCAGAACCTAAAAAAGAAGAACCCAAAGAATCAAAGCCCAAATTCCGTTATTTTTGCGAAGCTTGCACCAACACCGCACTAGTCACAAGCGACAAGAAGGACAAAGGTGATATTAAGTGTCAAGTTTGCGGCAAAGATCAGCCGGTCAAAGCCGAGAATTACATTGAAATAAACTAGAAACATGAATATAAAATATACTTCACCGGCCACCGACTATTCCGGATATGGTGAAGCAAGCAGGCATGATATAGCCGCGCTTCATTCGGCCGGTGTGAATATTAAAACCCAAATCCCGAAATACACGCTGGAAATTGCCGACTTCGGGCGATTAGGCGATTTAGCGGTGGGCTTTCAAGAAAACGATATTCCTTATAAAATCCAAATTTTACACACTACCCCCAACGTTTATAAAATGTACATGGAACCGCAAAAGTATCACATTGGTCGAGCTTTTTGGGAAACCGACAAAGTGCCGCTTGATTTCGCTATTAACTTGCAATTAATGGACGAATTGTGGACGGGAAGCGAGTTTAACAAGCAGTCTATGCGGAATGCGGGGGTCACGAAGCCGATATATATAATCCCGGAAGCAATCGACATTATAGCCCCGAAAGCCGACCCCTATATCATTCCGGAAGTAGATAAATATAAATTTTATTCAATCTTTGAGTGGACGGAGCGCAAAAACCCGGGGGCTTTGATGGAGGCTTATTATCGGGAATTCCAAAACGACGAAAACGTTTTATTGTGCCTCAAGACTTACGTTGACAACTTCACGCCGGAGAAGAAGAAAGAGATCACCATAATGATTCGCCAAATCAAATTAAAGTTAAACTTGCCCAGATATGCGGAAGTAAAGATTTACACCAACTTAATGGACAGGCACCAAATATACCGGTTTCACAACACTTTCGATTGCTTCGTTTCGGCGCACCGAGGCGAAGGGTGGGGAATTCCCCAAATGGAAGCAATGTTAACCGGTCACCCGATTATTTCAACCGATTGCGGCGGAATTCACGAATACTTGACCGACCAGAAAGACGCATTGTTAGTGCCTTATGAGTTGATCCCTCTAGTCGATAACTCAAGAAACCGGCAGTGGTACACACCGGATCAAAAGTGGGCAAACTGTGACTTACTGGTACTAAGGGAAAAAATGAGGTTTGCTTATGAGAACCAAGACATAGCCAAAGAAATTGGTCTTGCGGGCAAATTGACCGTGATAAAGAAATTTAGCTTTGATGCCGTCGGACAACTCATGGCTAAAAGACTAGAAGAGATAGAAAAGGGGGGTTATGACACGCGACCCTCATAATTTTATACCGACTTCCCCACTCCAGGCTAAAAGAAAACCGGCGCACGATAAAAGATTTTGGTGGTGTAAAAAGTGCGACACAATCGTGCAATATCCAAGCACCTACACGCGTAACGATATTAACCGAATCTTGAACGCTAGCAAGTTAATCTGTATTCCGCCTATAATCGAAAACCCAATATTATGAAATTACTATATCTTAGTTGCCACGCAATACTCGAATACGACGAATTAAAACTTTTCGGAGAACTTGGAATAGATTATTTCTCGCTAGGGTCTTACATAGACCCCCTCAATCCCGTTGATCCAATCCGTCCAGCACTAAATAAAATCGTTGACCCTGAATTATTATCAATGGCACCAGATCGGGACAAAATGCCGAAAGAATTTATTGATAAGTTTGACGTTATCGTTGTGATGCACTTACCCCAATGGATCGAAAATAATTGGGAGAATATGAAACACAAAACCGTTATATGGCGGACGATTGGGCAATCAACCCCCGAAGCTGAGAAGAGGCTGTGGAAATATCGTCAAGAGGGGCTAAGAATAGTGCGTTATTCGCCTATGGAACACGAAATACCCAACACAATTGGCGCTGATGCCGTTATCCGTTTTTATAAAGATCCTGAAGAGTTCGGCAACTGGAATGGTATTAATAAAGAGGTGATTACTTTTGCCCAAAATATGCAGAATAGAGCCGAATATTGCAATTATACGGTTTTTAAATCAATAGCCGAGCAAACACCCAATATGCACGTTTTCGGCCCAAATAATGAGGTTTCCGGGGCTTTGTCGGGGGGTTTTATGCCCTACGAGAAAATGAAACAGAAAATGCGGGATTCAAGGGTTTACTTTTATACCGGGACACAACCGGCGTCTTATACTTTGAATTTTATTGAGGCTATGATGACCGGGATCCCTATGGTTTGCTTAGGGCCGGCTTATGGTAATTCCTTAAATATTGCCGGCAAAGTGTACGAAATTCCCGAGATAATCGCCAACGCTTCAAATGGCTTTTGGTCTGATAAGCCAGAAGAATTAAAAGACAAAATAACTTATCTTTTGGAGCACCACGACACCGCGAGAGCTATTGGCGAACATGGCCGCCAAACTGCGATAAAACTATTTGGAAAACCGACAATTAGTAAGCTATGGAAAGTCACACTTGACAAATTGCGAACAAATACTTAAACTATGCAATTAATGAAACTATTCTTTTCAGGAATCTTTATTTTAGCAATTTTTACAGGTGCCTTCCTGATCTCGACAGCTATAACTATGTTTTTTTGGAATACTTTGGCTGCTTATTTTGGGTTCAAGCCAATCACTCTTTGGATAGCGGTTATTATGAATATTGCTTTAATGATTTTAGTCGGTTGGTTGAAGCCGACAAAAAAACAATATGGACGTAACTAAAAAATTAACGGAATTAAACCCGGACATGGCTTTGCACAACGAAGGGGATTGGGAGAACCCACACGACCCGGAAAAACCCGCCTCTTTTTCGAGCTTTAACGATGCCGGTATTGAAACCGAAACTGGGGAATTCTTATACGCGATGGCTAGAATGCTAAAACCGGAATCTGTATTAGAAACGGGGACGCACTGGGGCGTCGGTGCCTCTTATATGGCAATGGCTTTAAAGCAAAACCGCAAAGGCAAAATAACCACAATCGAGTTCCACCGCCATATATGGGAAATTGCAGACAGGACTTTTAAGGCATTAGGGCTTAACCACCAAGTTGAAAACCTGTTAATGGACGTTAGAGATTACAACCCCGGCGATAAAAAGTTTCAATTAATCCTTTTGGATACCGAACCTCAAACCCGCTTTGACGAAATGGTTAGATTCCTGGATAATTTAGAAGATGGCGGTTTTCTTTTTATTCACGATTTGCACAGGAATATGCACCAAGTCCCAAATGCCGATCACGGTTTTGCGTGGCCTTTTGGCACGATTCCGGAGGTCATTAGGGAATCGGTAAACAAAGGCACACTTCGCCCGATCCACTTTCCAACACCTCGCGGCTTTGCAGGGTTTTATAAAGTTCGTCAAGACGATCATAATTGGCATAAACCAGATAAAGAATTCCGCTATAAATTAGGCGGATAAAAAAAGGAAGGCGGTGATTAAGAACATGAACAAAAAAATAATCGCAATAATTGCGGTGGTGTTTTTTTTCGGCGTAGTGTTCGGTGCTGCGGGAAAAAGTGAAGACGAAAAAGGCTTAGTCGCTGAAAAAGTCGTTGAAAAAACCGTCGAAGTTGAAAAGAATAACGACACTTGGCGCAGCCTTAAAAGTGTAGACGACAAAGGCTTAGCCATTGCTGCCGACAATATGATTTTATGCAGTGAGGGCTTTAACGCAATCGTCAACCTAGACGTTGACGAAATGGAAAGAGTAAGCGCAAGAGTGCGAGCCAATACCTCGACAATAGAGATCCTTACAGCAGAACGCCAACAGCTATTGGAAAAGCTAGGCTACTAAAGGGGGTGAATTATGTCTTTTATTAATTTAAAAACGCTTGTCAGGTCTATTAATTTAAACGAGTTTGCCAAAGACGTTACAAGTCATGAAGCAAAATTAGAGCAAGTTAACATTGCCCAAATTAAAGAACTCATTAAGGTAATTTTTACAAAATATTCATTGCCTGAATTGATTCTGATTTGGTTTAAGTATGCAAATCTAAAATGAGCCGTGCCGCGATTCTTCCATACCCTGGCGACCCCTTTTTGCTTAACTTTTGGCTACATTTTTTTGACAACGTCTGGCATGATGAGGTGGATAAACTCTATATTTATCTAAACACCCCGGCGGAGGCAGGCGTTGTTGATTATATTCGCAAGCTTTGTTTAGAACGGCCTAAAATCAGTTTTATCTACGAGAATACGCGCACCGATCATGGCATAGGAATCGACCGAACCATTGACCTAGTCGAGCAAGACCTTGTTATGCTAATTGAAGACGACGGATTTATCTTTAGAAAAGGATACGTAGAGAATTCTTTTAAAGCTATTGAGTCCGGCGATTTTGATGTTGTTGGCTCAAAACGTGGATCATGCCACCCCGAAATTTCTATAAAGGCAAAAGAGATTTGGGGGTTGGATTATGAAGGGTATGGGGATCAAGGTTGCAACTTTTGGCCTAACTTCTTTTTTACTAAAAAGGAAATACTGTTAAAAACAGACCGCAATTTTAGGGGGAAAGCTTGGTATAAAGGCGAAAAAATCGAAGCTTTAAATAATTACGAAGTGCAAGCGGCCGTTATAAATGGAGATACGTTCGTCAATACTTCCTTGCAAATTAGGGCAATAATCCCGCAAGCGCGAATTTTTACTCAGCCACAATACCATGCAAATACTTACGACTTAGAGGACGCCAGCGAAAACAAAAATTTATTTGATGGGCGTGCCCCGTGGGTTCATGTTGGCAGTTTATCATCTGGTGTTTCCGGAGTGATTCGAGACCAACACAATAGGGCTTTAGATAGGCGGTTGATTGACCCGCCCGGGGCAAAAACAAGTTTGCCTTACGAGTGGTGTACCACCGAACCTGAACGGCGGGAATGGGAGCGCCGAGTAACTTGGTGGGAAATGTTCGTAGATCATTTTGAAACTCAAAGCGAAAAGGCTTTAAATATAACACCAGATATTACAAACTATGCTTCGCTTTACCGACTGGGCTTATTTCATGTTAAGAGTCAATTTGTTTTATCGCCAACTAGAATAAACAAATCAAAAATGATATATAAAAGGTTATTAGGGATTTAAAATGTTGCCGCCTGACGTGTTCATATCTTGGCCAAAGAATACCGACTTTCCGTTATTTCGGAAGTTCTTAAAAGATGAAAGAACGCGCTTCAATGAAATACTGATCGTTTTTACCGAACCAAACCACGGCAATGATTATGCCCAATTTGTTAAGGACTCTTTATTTGAACAACGCGCACTTTGTTTTTATTCAAGCCCGCTTAATAATGCAACCGAAGATTGGCGCAATGTCGCGATTCATTCCGCCTTAAGAAATTCTTTACATTCAGAATGGATTCTCTTTTTAGAGCAAGATTTTATACCTCAACCCGGATTTTGGGACGAAGTGGAGAGGTTAGCGAATGCCGGGAATAAAGTAATCGGGGTTTATGAGGGCACCCGCTTACACCCGTGCTTTTTGCTTATGAGGCGCGAGATACTTAAAAAAACATCATTAAACTTTTCGGCTAATCCGCCTTACTGGGATCATTTTGGCCATATTCAAAAAGACTTAATTAATTTAGGTGAACCCATAGGGGACGTGCAGTCCAAATACTGGTACCACATGGCCGGATTAAGCCATAATTGCCGGTTGATGTTTGAAGGGCAAATGCCTAATCATAAGATTGACGAATTCGTCATTTATCTAAAAAAATGCTTATTATTACCGCCGGAAACGCTAGAGGCGGACTTCCAGAGAATCGCCACGAACTTTATAAAATACCATGAAACAGCTTAAAGTCTTTACCGACTTTCACCACGCGTCGCTTTTGCAATCCTTAATCCTTTTATTTGAAGGTCGTTTTAATGGCTCGATATACCGACCAATCGGTTTGGATTGGGCTAACCTGGCATATTGGGCTATTTACGATCACCCCGCAACGAGAGCGCAATACCTCACGTTGGATCAGGGGTATAGACCGGAGGACGGGACGCCCCCCCTAAATTTATTTTCGGTCGGCGTCCCTAATCCGGAACCCGGGATTTATTATTGCCAAGACATTGACAGCGGTTACTACAATAAAGCAATTACGGTTTCGGAGTTTATGAAGCAAGAATTCGATATTGTGATTGCTTCAGTCCCTCAACATATCGCCCCCTTCCGCAAATTAGTAGAGGCGCACCCAAACAAGCCCAAATTAATTTATCAAATCGGAAACGCTTGGAACATTCCGGACGACGGATCAATTAAGAATGTTATGGCAAGCGCGTTAATTTCTGGGGTGCCAAATGGTATTAATTTCGTAAGCTACCACCAAGAGTTTGATTTGGACATTTTTTATCCGGAAGAAATTGTCGAAATGCCGGCTAAAAATATTTATAGCTTTGTTAATGTCTTTCAACATTTTTCGGATTATCAAGAATTCTTAATGGTTGAAGGTCGTACACGCGACTATGCTTTTCGCAGCTTCGGCGGGCAATGTCGCGATGGCGCGGCGCACGGCTCAAAACAACTTGCGCAATTTATGCGTGATTCAATGTTTATTTGGCATACTAAGGCCGGTGGGGACGGTTTTGGACACATTCTTTTTAATAGTGCCGCGGTGGGCAAGCCACTTATTGTTAAAAAATCCTATTACAACGGAAAATTAGCCGAGAAACTAATGATTGATGGCTTTACTTGTATTAATATTGACAATCTGACACCGGGCGAAATAATCGAGAAAATCAGATATTTTTCTGAACCGTCAAGGTATAAGACCTTGTGCCAGAACGTTTATAAGAACTTCAAAGCCACGGTCGATTTTGCGAGCGATGCCGAAAAAGTTAAAACGTTTCTTGACAACCTAATTTAATAAGGCAATAATTAACTCAATGTTTACTTTGAAAGTGATTTCTTCTGTCCGTCAGTATTTCCAAGCCGAAGGCAAAGAAAAGTTAATAGTCGACTTTCATATTGTTAGTGACGACGAAGAGCCAAAGACAGAACGCCGAAGTTTAGCTTTTGACCTTGACGATTCCGAAGAATCCATAAAAGAGGTCTTGCAAAAGTATGTTAATAATTATAATGTTGAATCAGAGAGTGCAATAGCGAACGTCGAGAAGGACAGGGCAGAAGCGCAAGCAAACGAAACAATTGAAGCACTTGAAGGATTTGAAATTTCAAATGAAGATACTACAGTTGAAGAAGAAAGAGACGAAAATGGAAAATAAAGCCACACGAACCGCTCAGTTTAGCCTTTACGAAAACGTCGAGTATGTCTTAAAAGACAGAGACGGGAATCTTAAACCCCTTTTTACAGAAAATAAACTCGGAACTTCTATTTTAAGATTTATTAGAAAATACATTCCCCAACCCATTGACAAATCCGGAAAAGTTAAAGCCGGTATTCTAAACAATTTAGCCGCTTATGGTTTAAGAATTCCTTATTTAACCGGAAATTGGGGAAATTCAAGGGTTATAGCCAATCTTGTTACGAATGCTGGGTTCGCTGGGGTTGCTTCACGAATCAACGGTTCGGGCGCTGAAGCTGCGTTTACTTTTGTTGCAGTGGGAACCGGTGCAACCGCCGCCGCCGCCGCGGATACCACTTTACAAACCGAAACGGCCGCCTCTGGACTTTCAAGGGCTGCCGCGAGTGCTTCCCGAGTTACTACAACCCAAACAAATGACACTGCGCAATTAGTGCTTACGTACACAGTCACCGGAACCGTTGCAGTTACCGAATCTGGCGTATTAAACGCCGCATCTTCTGGTGTACTGCTTTGTCGACAAGTATTTTCCGCAATTAACGTTGTAAACGGGGATTCTCTACAAATAACTTGGAAAGTTAAAGCCGCTTAATACCCCCTAGTTTACAATTCTAAACAGACAATCTATTATTGATTTATGCTTTATCTTTTCACTAACGGCGCAGCACCAACAACCGCCGCCCAAGTCGTTGTTACTACCGGTACTGTAATAAAAACTCTGCTTCAGATGAAGGGGATCACCGCGTTACAATTTAAAATTCGCGAGTGGGGCATTTCTTTCGACGGATCGGCCGCCGCCGCCCCGATAAAATGTGAGCTACTGGAGACCGGCACCGTTTTCGGAACTGTCACTGCCGCTGCCGCTGCCGACATTGTTAAATTTGATAATCCAAACAACCCCGTTTCAACAACTTATTTTTCGGTTGGAACCGCCGCAACTGGTTACACTTGCACTTCAGAAGGGACAATTACGGCCTCAAGAATGTTTGATGCTCAATTAGTGGCACCAACAAATCAATATATTAAACAATATCCGCTAGGGCAAGAGCCTATGGTAAACGCTGATAGCGCTTTAAGGATTCGAGTAACCGCAGCAGCAGCAGTTAATGCATACTGTTATGTTTTATGCGAGGTGTAGGCATATTGTTATATTGGTAGAAGTATAATATAATACTCACATGGAAAAGAAATGTGAGATTTGCGAAAACAATTTCTCACCTAAATATAGGGTAACAAAAGCATACTGGGAAAGTAGAAGATTTTGTTCTGTTAGATGTGCAAGAGTTGGAATGAGAGGTCAAAGACGTTCCAGTTTTGGGAAACGCAGACTTTCATTAGAAGAATGTTTTTGGAAGAAAGTTGATAAAAAAGCAGAAGATGAATGTTGGGAATGGAAAGGAGCAAGAGAAGTATATGGATATGGCTTTCTATCTTTAAGTCGTAATCCGCAAAAATGGATTAAGGCTCATAGATTATCATATACTTTAGCTTATGGAGAATTTGACCAAAATTTAGCAGTTTGCCATAAGTGCGACAATCCAGCTTGCATAAATCCTAAACATTTATGGCTAGGAACGATAGCAGACAACAATAGAGATAAAGAAAACAAAGGCAGAGGAGCTTTACATGATGGGGAAAATAACCCTAATGCTAAACTCACAAAGGAAGATATTATGAAAATAAAAGAACTCAGAAAAACAGGAATGACACAGCAAAAAATAGCAGATATGTATAAAGTTTCGCAAGTAAATATTGGTAGAATACTTTCAGGTCGTCTATGGCTTGAAATCTAATCTTCGTAATTCTTCTCAAATGGCTAGTAAACGTGTAAACTAAACACATGGCAATTGTAAAAGAACAGGTGGTTAGTGAAAGAGGCTCAGGTGGAGATAGAACCGCTGCCTCATTAGTAGTCGCAGCAGGAGACATACTGATTGCCGTTTGCACTTCTCAAGACTCCAACACAAACAATCTTCCATTGGCAAGTGTAAAGTTCAACACCACCGAAGCCTTTACCCTGGTAATAGCAGCGGGAGGCAGTGGAGGAACTGGACAGCCAAATAGAATTGAAATCTGGAGATTAAACGCTCCAACAGCTACTACCGCAAGCGTAATAGCAGACTTTGCTAGTGGTATAAACGAGTCAACACTAACTGTATATCGCTTGTCAGGAGCCGACACAACAACCCCAATAAACGGAACACCAGATAGTGATACTGCAAATGGATTTGCACCTGCCATGAGTATTACAACTGATGCAGATAGTTGTTTTTTAATAGGTGGACTGTGCTCGGAAGCAAGTATAACTGGCATGGGAACTGGACAGACGGCAGATGCTACCCTGACTGACCAAAGCTATGAAAATACAAGAGTGTCCTCGGAAGCTGGAACGTCAGCCGGAGCGCAAGCACACTCATATAATATGGGAGGTGGATCACCTCATGCTCAAGCCTTTGTTGCCATTAAACCTACTAGCAGCCCAGCGGCAACGCTATTTTTCAAAAGCAAATTTGTATTTCAAGCAATTCATAGGGCAAGCTATCATTAAGTTATGAGACATGGCCGAACATTCCCAATAAAACCCCATTACGGAAAGCCCTTTTTTGGGAAGTTTTTTACAAGCACTTTAACCGAAACCACTACTTTGACCGATTCGGTTATCAAAACCCAAAGTCGTACACTTGCAGAAACGGTGAGCTTAACGGACACAGTGATCAGAACCGCAAGTCGTACACTTGCAGAAACGGTGAGCTTAACGGACACAGTGAT